AAACTGTAAAATGATGTTAGGTGAAGCACGTAGCAAATTTGGCGCTATTGCTGGTCCAGGCGGATCAGGACAACTAAACGGTGGCGATTTAAAAGCAGCAGGCAAAGAAGAAATAGAAAAATTAGAAAAAGAATTAGAATTATTAGTTGCTGGTGGTACAGGTTATACATTTGTCATAGGTTAACATGAAGATATTAGAAGTAATTAACGAAGCTGCTGAAAAGAAATTAAGTAAAAGCTCAAGAGAAGCAGCTCCTCATGCCAAACAATTTACAGGCATAGATCAGTATTATCAAATGTACAGACTGGGTATTGCCATGGCCGGTGAACCTGAGAAATCTGCACCCAAGGAAGGACCAGCAAAAGACGTTCCAGCAGTTTGGATGTACACCGATGCTGACGAAGAAATTGTTAATAGAGCAGCCAAAAATCAAGGAATAACAGGAAAGACACTGGTAGCAAAAGGTCCTAGTTCCGAATTAAAGTCTATCAATACTGTAAGTCCGGTAGCTCAGCCTAAACGAAACAAATACGGCGTCTAATCTATTGACATTGTAACAAAAATATAATAAATTATAGTGTTAGGAGACACTATGATTATTGGGTTTTTAGGATTCATTGGTTCAGGTAAAGACACTGCCGCAGACTATCTTGTAAATTTTCACGGTTTTAGAAGAGACTCATTTGCTTCTACATTAAAAGATGCTGTGGCTTGTGTATTTGGGTGGGACAGAACATTACTAGAAGGTCGTACTAAAGAAAGCAGAGAATGGAGAGAACAACCCGATATATGGTGGAGCGAACGATTAGGAAAATCAATTACTCCTCGATATATACTTCAATTTTGGGGAACTGAAGTTTGCCGCAATGGATTTCATAACGACATCTGGATCGCTAGTTTAGAAAATAAAATAAGAAAAACCAACGACAATGTAGTAATTACTGATGTTCGTTTCCCCAACGAAATTTCTGCGATTAAAAATGCAGGAGGCAAAGTATTCAGAATAAAACGAGGATTAGATCCTGATTGGTATGAATATGCACTTTCACACAATCAAGGCCCGACTAATATGAAATGGGCGTTAAGTAAAATGCATCTTAATCAAGCGCAAATTCATGCTAGTGAATATAGTTGGGTAGGACATAAAGACATCGATGGCGATATAGATAATAACGGGACTATAGATGAGTTGTTTTTACAACTTAAAAATCAGGTCGAAGATCACCTTGTTTCCAAATGATTCCTTCTTTGTGTAGCACTCTTTGACAATTAGCACATACTGTTTTTAAATTTGTGTGCTTAACATTGTTTAGATTTCCATCAATATAAAACACATTAAATTGTTCTAAATGTCTACCTTTGAAATTACACTTGTCACAGACTAGTTTTTTTCTATAACCACTTAGGTACCATTTTGGTACTCCAGCAGCGATTCCTCCGGCCTTTAAACATGCCTCACATTTTTTTCTATAATAAGTTTTATTATTCTTAATATAGTTAATTGCTGCTGGTCGGAATCCACATAAACACAATGGTCTGGTCATAATTTTATTTATACCACACCTTTTTTATCCCTTTTCTACTACTTATAACCAGTTAATTTTTGGTTTTGACAATAAATACTACTGAACAAAACTCCAAGGAGATTCAGATGGCATTAACATCACCAGGCGTAGAAGTCAGCGTTATTGACGAATCGTTTTACACACCAGCAGAACCAGGAACCGTTCCTTTAATTGTTGTGGCTTCTGCTCAGAATAAATTAAATGGCGCAGGCACCGGAACTGCACCAGGAACCTTAAAAGCAAATGCTGGCACAGTCTATCTAATGACAAGTCAAAAAGACTTAGTGGATACATTTGGTGATCCGGTATTCAAGACCGATGCAAATAATAATCCTGTACATGCAGGAGAACAAAATGAATATGGTTTACAAGCGGCCTATAGCTTATTAGGCGTTAGCAATCGTGCATATGTTGTACGTGCTGATGTAGATCTAGACGCACTAACTGCATCAGCAGACGAACCAACTGCCGATGCTGCAAATGGAACACATTGGTTAGATTTAGCCGCAAGTAAATTTGGTATTTTTGAATGGAATGGTGCAGCAGCTTCTGTAACCGGTGGACAAAAATTTACAAATAAAGTTCCAAGAATTATTAATGCACTTAGTCAAGTCGACTTAGGCACCGGTGGTCCTGTAGCTAGTATTGGATCAATTGGCGATTACGCTATTGTAGCAGCAGACGGTACTGCGGATACACCTGCTCTAGCAACTACTCATCCGATGACTGTATGGTATAAGAGCAGAGGAAATTCAGAATACGGTATTAGTGCAGGTACTTGGGTAGAAGTAGGATCAGGTGATTGGGCAGCTTCTTGGCCAGTATTAACAGGAACAGAATCTAATCCTACGTTATCTAGCGGAACGATTAGAATTAATGGAGTTAATATTGTTTTTAGCGGAACTACTGTATCTCAACTAGCAACAGCAATTAATGCTGCTAATGTGGACGGTGTCAAAGCACTAATTACTAACGGAAAAGTAGAAATTACAAGTAATGCTGAGATAGGTTTAAATCCCGAAGACAGCAGTCAAAGTAATGCAATTAATATTCAATCAATTTCAGGAACTATTTTAACAGATATTGGTATTACTGCTGGAACTTACTATGCTCCTGAACTACAGATCAGTAAACATACTCAAGTTCCTGTTTGGAAATTATCTCCAGCAGCTGGTCAATCTGTACGCCCAACCGGAAGTGTGTGGATTAAGACAACAACACCAAATTTGGGAGCAGATTTAAAATTAAAACGTTATAATTCGGCAACAAGTTTATGGGAAATTGTATCAGCAGCGTTATATGCCAACGGACATTCAGCATTGTATGGTTTAGATAGTGCAGGCGGCGGCGCAAATTTAGCCGCAGGAACTTGCTACGTACAAACTAACTATACAGAAGATTTAGGAGCAGATGCTACTCCAACTAAAGCAAACTTTAAACTATTCCGTAGATCAGCTACAGGTTCTACTAGTATTAAAACTTCAAGTGTTGAAACAGGAACTTTTACTTCTGGTTCTAAAACTTTTACAATTTCAGAATCTGATGCAGGATCCGATATACTATCATCAATTAGTGTAACATGGACTGCTGCCGGTACAAGTGCAGATGCTGCAACACTTGCAGCAGCAATTAACGCAGCAGGGTTCGCTAACATCGAAGCAGAAGTCGATGTGTTGAACAAAGTTGTAATCAGTCACGCACAGGGCGGCGATTTTAGATTAGTTGATGTTACTGATAGTACACTAACACAAGCTGGATTTGTTGCCTATGTTTACGAGCCAAGTAGTCCTAGTTTTGGTACTGGTACTGCTAATCTACAAAGTGTACCAGCAGGCGATAGTGTTCACATTGGTGGTTTTATTGCAACGTTATGGCATCCGCTAGTTTATGTTGCAAACGTAGATGCACCAGGAAGTTTAACAGAAGACGGAACTCTATGGTATAATTCTGTAATTGACGAAGTCGATATTTTAATTCATGATGGTACCAGCTGGGTTGGATATAAATTTGGATCCGGCGGAAATCCTTATACAGGCACAGATGCAGCTGGTCCAATTGTCAGTGCTACTAAACCAGAAACACAAAGCGATGGGACCAGTGCTTTAGTAACAGGAGATCTTTGGATCGATACTAGCGATTTAGAAAATTTCCCAACTATCTACAAGTACAATGCTTCTATTCCTTCAGGAAACAAATGGGTACTAGTGGATACTAGCGATCAAACCAGTGAAGATGGTATTTTATTTGCAGATGCTCGATGGAGTGTAACAGGAGAGGATAGTGACACTGCATCAACTATTTCGGATCTATTAGGCAGCGAATACATAGATCCAGATGCTCCTGATCCTGCACTGTATCCAAGAGGTATGCTGCTATGGAATACACGTAGAAGCGGATTCAATGTAAAGAGATTTGTACGTAACTATATTGACACTACCGATACTAATGGAAGATTCGGTGATGAAGCAATGACTAGTTACTATCCGCACAGATGGGTAACTGAAAGTCCAAATCAAGCGGACGGTACTGCCAGTTTAGGACGTAAATCCCAACGTGCAGTGGTTGTCAGAGCACTTCAAGCTCTAGTAAACAGTAATCAACAAATTAGAGACGAAGAAAGCAGGGTGTTTAACTTAATCGCTTGTCCAGGATATCCTGAACTAATCGGTGAATTAATTACTCTAAATTATGATAGAGGACTTACAGCATTTGTAGTAGGCGACACACCTCCTAGATTGACTTCAGATGCTACGAGTCTACTAAGTTGGGCAAGCAATGAAAATGGTGCAACTGAAGATAATGACGTCGGAGCAGTTAGCTTTGACGAATATATGGCTATGTTTTACCCATGGGGCTTTACCAGCGATAACTTTGGAAACAATGTTGTTGTTCCACCAAGTCACATGATGCTAAGAACTATTGCTTTAAATGATCAAGTGGCTTATCCTTGGTTCGCACCAGCAGGTGTACGTAGAGGTGGCATTACTAATGCGACATCAGTTGGTTATGTAACTAGCGAAGGGGAATTCACTTCAGTTTCGCTTAACACCGGACAACGTGACACATTGTATTCACAAAAGATTAATCCTTTAACTTTCTTAACAGGTACAGGATTAGTTAACTATGGTCAAAAAACTAGATCAAGAAGCACTAGTGCATTAGACAGAATTAATGTAGCTCGATTAGTAGTTTATCTACGTAGACAGTTAAATGCGTTAGCCAAACCTTACATCTTTGAACCAAATGATAAGATTACCAGAGATGAAATTAAGGCAGCAGTTGAAAGCTTGATGTTAGAATTAGTAGGACAAAGAGCAATTTATGATTACATTGTTGTTTGCGATGAAAGCAATAATACTCCAAGCAGAATTGATCGTAACGAGCTGTATATCGATATTGCTATTGAACCGGTTAAGGCGATTGAATTCATTTATATTCCATTGCGTTTAAAGAATACTGGCGAAATCGCATCGTTAGGTTAAAATAAAAGGATTAAAATATGGCAATTTCATCATTATCAAAATTTACAGTTCCTCTAGCAAGCGATGCGTCTGCATCATCGCAAGGGATGTTGATGCCAAAACTAAAATATCGCTTTAGAGTGATGTTTGAAAATTTTGGTGTTTCTACTCCTACTACTGAACTAACTAAACAAGTACAAACTGCGGCTCGACCACAAGTACAGTTTGCAAACCAAGTAATTGAAATTTACAACAGTAAAATCAATTATGCAGGCAAGCACACATGGCAACCTATTGCAATTACATTACGTGATGATGTTAGTAATAATGTGCAAAAACTTGTTGGTGAACAATTACAGAAACAATTTGACTTTCTTGAGCAGAGTAGTGCAGCAAGTGCTATTGATTATAAGTTTAATCTGCGTCTTGAAATGTTAGACGGTGGTAACGGCGCCGACACCGTTACTGTTCTAGAAACTTGGGAATGTTATGGTTGTTACCTAACAACTGTAAACTATCAAAGTTTAGGCTACGGTGAACAAGGACCTGCTATGATCGATTTAACAATTCAACCAGACAACTGTGTACAAACACCACAAGGCACTGGAGTAGGCACTAATGTAGCAAGAGCACTAGGTGTATTAGCTACAGGCAGCGGAAGACGTTAATAAAAAAGCAGCTGAAAAGCTGCTTTTTTATGACTTTGTATTAACTACGTAGTTAATATTGTTCGATAAATAATTGTATGTCTAATAAAGCCTTACGTCAGTTTGTTAGTGGATTCTTCAATCCTAAGGGAAACCTTGGAGATTTTAGACACGCTGCTAGAACCTTTGTCGATGATAATTTTAGATTAGCACCTAAATCTAAATTTTTATTTCATGTGTTTTTTAAAATAAACACTAACGCTCTTAAAAGTTTAAACTTTAAATTCCAACATCAAAATGAAATAGGTATCCTAGTAAAATCAGCTGACTTACCAAAATTTACAATAAGTTCCGAAACTGCTAATCAATACAATAGAAAAAAAGTTGTTCAAACAAAAATTGATTATCAACCAGTTAGTATTAAATTTCACGATGACAACCTAGGCGTTACACGACAATTATGGGAAAACTATTTTAGTTATTATTATGCCGATCCAATAGCATCAAAAATTCAAGGTAATTATTTTAGAACAGCCACTCTAGGAAAGAATTACATTAAATCTCCATTTGGACTAGATAATAACAGTTCTATACCTTTTTTTGACAGTGTGGTTATATACCAAATGGCCAGAAAGTATTGGAACAGTTATACTTTAGTAAATCCATTAATTACTTCCTGGAATCACGATTCATTAGATTATACCAGTAATAACACAGGTGAGCAATCAATGACATTAGCTTATGAGTCAGTATACTACGAAAATGGTTTAGTGTCTCAAGGAAATCCGTTAGGATTCGGAGTCGATCATTATGATACAGTGCCGAGTCCTATATCGTTAGCTGGTGGCGGCACCAGATCTTTATTTGGCGCAGGCGGAGTACTAGCAGGAGCAAGTTCTGTGTTTGGATCTGTAGCATCCGGTCAGGCATTTTCTAGTCCTGCAAATTTTGTAGCTACTGCAATAACTGCGGTAAACACTTATAATAATTCACAACAATTAAGTAGAACTGGTATAACAGAAGAATTAACTAACGTGACCAATCGAAGTTTATCCACAGTAACTGGAAATAGTGCCGGCGCTGTAAGAAATACAACATTTCCAGTAAGTGATTCATCAGTTCCTACAGTTGCTCAGCCTAGAAATTTAAATCCATAATATGAACACTAGAACGAATCTACCACCGCAGTCTCCTACAGATAGTGCAGACGAAGTAAAAACATTTTTTAACAAATATTTTACTCATCAAGTAAGCTTTCCTAGCAATCAAATAGATGCAGTGTTAGGGTTTTTCTTAAAGAATGGGTTTGATGAGCAAGCCGCAAAAAGCACTGCTATAGTTTTATTAAATCAAGCTAGAATCGACAACGTTAATCCTATGCAACTTATAGATACCTTGAAAGGATTAAATGGTGCTCAGCTTAGTCAAGTAGTCACTGAGATTATAAATTTATATAGAGAAAAAACAAGCTTTCTAGGTTATAAGACATTGACTTCTGAAGTTACATATGAAAGCAGAAATATTGCACAATAATGTCCAAATTTGCAAGAGGAAAGTTTACAGTCACTAACGTAGAAAAGTATGTAGGTAATAGTTCTCCTACATATAGAAGTAGTTGGGAATGGAACTTTATGAATTTTTGTGATAAAGATCCTAGAATATTAAAATGGGCTAGCGAAGCAGTAAAAATTCCTTACAAAGATCCGTTTACTGGTCGCCAAACTGTATATGTTCCAGACTTCTTTATACAATATGCAGATAAAAAAGGTATAATGCAAGTCGAGCTAATAGAAATTAAACCTCAAAGTCAAACCTTGCTCGAAAAAGCCGGCAAAAATCGTAATAATCAATTACAATGGGCTAAGAATCAAGTTAAATGGAGAGCAGCTCAATCGTGGTGCTCAAAGCAAGGCATAAAATTTAGAGTTTTAAATGAACAAGATTTATTTTATAACGGTCGTTTAAGATAAGTAATTATATGAAAAAGCTAGAAGAAGTCTTAAATTTACCAGAAAGCAAAAAGCTAATTAAAAAAGAAGAAAAGAGTAAAGCTGTAGAAGCCACACAACCTTTGTTAAGAGATATCAGCGAGTTTGATAAGATTGCAGCGGCTTTGCCGCAAGTTAAAGGATTAGGCGACATCAGCGATAAAGAATTTGACGAGCTTGCTCAACGAGCTACAGATGCATTTGATGACTTAATGGATTTAGGCATGAATGTAGAAGCTAGATATAGTGGGCGAGTATTCGAAGTTGCAAGCACTATGTTAAAGAATGCCATTGATGCTAAAGCAGCAAAAATAGACAAAAAGCTCAAAATGGTAGAATTACAATTAAAGAAACAAAAGCTAGACAATGATAAAGGCGATGAAAGCCAAGATATTACAAATTCCAGCGTTATTATCTCAGATAGAAATAGCTTGTTGGAAAAACTGAAGAATATGAAATAAATACACTATTAGGACTGCTATATGAAATCGTTTAAAGAATATCTTACTGAAAGTGTAGAAGAAAAAAAGTACTCTTTTAAAATTAAAATTGCTGGGGAATTACCCGAGCATATAGAAGATACTATGAAGGCTGCTTTGGACAAGTATAAAGTGTCTAGTTTTAGCAAAGGAAAAACTACACCAATACAGGCAAAATTGTCAGATTTTCCTACACTAGAAAACACCCACATGACCATTTTTGATGTAGAATTAGATTATCCTACAACTAGTCAAGTGCTAACTGCTTACATGTCAGAACAAACAGGTATAGATCCCTGCTGCTTACGTGTGCGTAGTTTAAAAGAAGAAGATGAAGTTGAATTAAACAATGAACATATGTCTGACGACAGTAAAAAATCTGCATTACTAAGTCAAGATTATCAAAAAGAAAATAATCAAGAGTTAGTAGGAGAGAAAAAGATCAGCAGTCTGCTCAAAGAATTAGCTAAGATTAGTAAAGAAACTCAGCCAACACAATACAAGGGTGTAAATGATAAAATACTTGCTAAATCTTCACCAAAAGAAAAAGCATCATCGACAGAAAAAGTTTCTGCTTCGCAAAGTGTGTTAAAAGGAAAAACAAAATGAATTTTCAAGAATTAATGGCTCGCATGGCTGAATTAGACCAGCCAGTGCAAGAATCAGATAAAGCAGATAAAGATTACGACGGTGACGGCGAAATTGAATCAGGCAAAGACGAGTACATGGGATCTAAAGACAAAGCTATCAAACAGGCAATGGGTAAAAAAGACGAGAGTCTTGATGTTTTAGCAGATCAATTAGAACAAGATATGGACGAATGTGGCATGGGACCAATGAGTATGCCTAGCATGAACAAGCAACAAGATAATGTTAGCATGAATGTTAGTATGAACGGATCAGGCAGCGGCGGAATTAGGGACCTAATGAATATTCTTAGAAACTTAGAAAAGGGCGACGATTCTATAGATCACGATCATGGAGACCATGACATGGATTCTCCTGGCATTGACATGCCAGGTATGATGGTAATGAAGAAAGAACCGGTACTAGGTGATGAATATGCTAATAGTCCAGACGTTCAACTAGGACAAGATAATTTTCCTATAGATCACGGTGACGATCTTCACAAATCAAAAGACAGCTACAGCGATAAACCATATAGAGGTGATAATCCTATGGCTTTAGAAAGCTACAAAACAAAACTTCATGCAATGTATGAAGACATAAAAAATCGCAGTTAAAAACATACGCTACTAACCAAATAGCCCCATTAAGGGGCTATTTTTTTGTAAATAAAACTATGGCAAGCAAAAGTTTGGATGGTGTCCTAACTAAAAAGGCACACACAAAAGAAACCTTTACAGAACTTCAAATAGAGGATCTGTTAAAATGTGCAGATACTGACAACGGGTATCATTATTTTTGCGACAACTTTTTTTACATACAGCACCCTGTAAAAGGAAAAATGCTGTTCGAGCCGTATGACTATCAGTCAAGATTATTAGATGCATATCACGGGCATAGATTTAATATTAATATGTTACCTAGGCAAATGGGTAAAACTACCTGTGCCGCCGGATACTTATTGTGGTATGCTATGTTTCACCCGGACCAGACTATATTAATCTCTGCACACAAATATACAGGTTCGCAGGAAATCATGCAACGTGTTCGTTATGCCTACGAGCTTTGTCCAGACCATATACGCTGCGGTGTAATTAACTATAACAAAGGCAGTATTGAGTTTGATAATGGTAGTCGTATTATATCAACTACTACTACAGGTAATACAGGTCGTGGTATGAGTATTTCATTACTATACTGTGATGAGTTTGCTTTTGTACCACCTAATATTGCTGACGAATTTTGGACATCAATTTCTCCGACATTGGCTACTGGTGGTAAAGCTATTATCACTAGTACCCCTAACAGTGACGAAGATACCTTTGCTACAATTTGGAAAGAAGCTAACAAAAAATTTGACGAATTTGGCAATGAACAAGATGTAGGAGTTAACGGCTTTTTTCCTTTTACATGTACTTGGGATGAACATCCAGATCGTGACGATGCATGGGCTTCACAAGAACGTGGACGCATTGGTGAAGAACGATTTCGTAGAGAATATAATTGCGAATTCTTAATTTATGACGAAACTCTAATTAGCAGTATTTGTCTTGCCGGATTAGACGGCAAGCAACCTATAATGAACATGGGGCAAACACG